ATATACACATGGTAAAGCAAGCAAGAAAAGCAAAGGGATTAGATACTATCAAGGCTAATGATACAGCGATAAGTTTTAATGATGCGATGCTAGTTGTTTCTCAGTCTCTCAAAACTGACTCTGACCTGCTCACTCTCGAACGCCTAGTCTATCAAGGCATTACACTAGACCAGCTTAAGGCAGCCTATAACATAGTGTAGCAATTACAAGGCCTACCTGGCCGTGCCTATCATTTACGATAATTATCATGCTGGGTGCGGTGCGATTCGTGGCTAGTGCGCGCTGGTGCAAGTGGCATACCTTCCCCCCCGGCCCCTCGCCTAGCGGTAGGGGTACCTGAAGCAATTTTTCCTAGGTTTTTTATAAACACATGTCGATATAGTTTGTATTTATAGACACGTTATGCTGATGTGTTGATGTGGTGTGCATGATGCGTTTGGTATAGACGAGCAAAGGGAGACGTAGAGTTCTCGTGGTCTCGAGTAACGCTTCCCCTATTCGTATATCACAGACTGTTAGCTAGTCTGGTAGGAAATCAGGCAGTGTACTTTTACATGCTTACCAATATATCCTACACCCAAATCTTCTCTTCCGAGCTTTTTACCTTCTACTCCGCCTTCGTTGCGTGTAGTTGGTTGGGTTGTTTATTTCATGCCATTGAAGGGTCGTCTCCGTACCCCGAATAGATTTTCACTAACGCCAATCAGTTACGTCTTTATTACTTTTGCCAACATTACATGTTTCGCATAAAACTTGCAAGTTATTTATATCTAATTCAAGTTGTGGATATTTAGACCTCGGTTTAATATGGTCAACATGTAATACCACTTTGTCAGCACCACAACATTGACACACTCTGCCGTATTTTACAAGTATTTTATATCTCAGTTCTGCCCATTCTCTTGTTCTATAGAAGTCAGCCCCTTTCATGCCAGCTACATACGGTAGCCATTTTGTATAACTCTTAGTATGACTAGCTTTTATCTTGGCCAATTCCTTCTGCAAAATCTCTTGGACAGCCTTATCTGTAAGCAACATCTTGGATAATGTTTTTTTAGCAGCATTGGCTTTCTTTAGCCTACTTTTTTTGTTTACTTTTCCGTAGATTGATGGTTCGTAGTTTCTAGTTAATGCCATAAAAAAAGCCCATTAGTTGTGATGCTGTCTCACCCCTTGAGAACCCCCAAAGGCAACACCACAATTAATAAGCTTTTATCTGGTGAGAGCAGATAAATTATTATACTACAGCCAATCTATTGTGCAAGACATTTATTATGTTATACTCAGATATGAATGAGATATATAAAGGGTTGACAAATGGAATTGATGTTGATTGGAACTAGTACCGTCTTGCTAGTTGCTCTTATTGTGTATTATGTGAAGACTGCTTTTAATGAAATAGACCGTTTAGATAAAGAAAATGATTTAGAGGACATAGATTATGGCTGCTAGTGATTACAATAACTTCTTAGTAAGGCTGACACCTAAGAGCAGAGCATTGCTTGATATTGCCAGCAAAGAATTAGAGATGCCTAGGGCGCACATTATTAATAACGCCTTAAAGTCTTATTTGAATAAATACAATGATGGTAGTTTAAACGAACGTATAAACAGGTTGGCTAAATGATATTGACCCTGCCGTACCCACCATCGGTTAATACTTACTGGAGAGCAAATGGCAAACGACGATTCTTATCAAAAGCTGGTGTGGAGTTTAAACAAGCTGTTCAGGAGTATGTTATTGATAATTCAATTCCTAAGTTTGGCAGTGTTCGCCTTCGCATGGATGTGGTTATTCGCCCTCGTAGTCGTCGCATATTCGATATTGACAATCTTCTCAAAGCTATCCTCGACTCGTTAATGGATGCTGGTGTGTATGATGATGATAGCCAGGTGGATGATTTACGCATAACGCGTGGCGACCCATGCCCTAATGGTGCTTGCATAGTTATATTAGAAATAATTAAAGGAGATTAAAATGGATTTTAGCTTTATTAAATTGCCAAAAGGTATTCAAACAAGAAACCCATACGATAGTGAGTTGGACTATTTTAAGAAAAACCCAAATGTGGCTGGAATGGCGGCTGATGATAACAAGGTTATATTAAATCCATACGCTAATCGTAAGCCAGAAGAATATCAATCCGTTGCAATCAATGAGTCTGCTCGTATATTAATGAGGCAAAAGCCTGAATATAAGCCTGACTTTGAATTAACGTCACAACAAAAATCATTCTTAGATTCGACTACATATAGAAATGCGTCAGAAGATGATAGGAAAGCTACCATTGCTGCTCGTATTTTATCTGGAGACCCATCAGCAGGCATCCCATCTAATGAGCAAACAGTATTTACAAGCGAGTTGCGTAGAGCATTAGGGCTAGATTAATGGCTGAGACAGAAGATACGCGTAAGATTAAACGCATACCGTCATTAAAGAACTACGGTGGTGTACGAACTATACAAAAGACATTGGAGCGCTCTGCAACGCTAGAGGCTAATCGTGAGGCCGTCGCCTATGCACTGTTAACCATGGCTAACACAAACCTTACTGACATAATGAGTTGGGATGAAAATGGGAACATTAAAGTTAAGGCGTCGAAGGACATTCCGGAGCATGCGCTACAGGCGATTAAGAGTATTAAATCGAACACTAGATATGACAAGGACGGTAACGCTACGACGACATTGGATATTGAGCTATTCGATAAAATCGGTGTACTCCGGTTATTGGCGAAAGCATCTGGTCTCCTTGACCAAGCCCAAGAAAGTGATAAGCCTTCGGTAATTGGCGTAAACATCGTTGCCCCAGACCCTATAGACGCAGAGGTAGTAGATGGCCAAGAATAAAGAACAGAGCGGTAAACAGGTTTCCTTTGATGGCTTAAACCTAAACTTCAGTAAAAGCCCAGAGGTATACAGGTTTCTGCAAGACGATTCCTTTGTGCAAGGGCTAATGGGGCCTGTAGGTAGTGGAAAGTCATACGCTTGCTGTGCAAAGATATTCATTAAGGCGCTACAGCAAAAGCCGTCACCTGTGGATAACATTCGATACACGCGTTTTGCCGTAGTGCGTAACAGTTATCCTATGTTAAAGACCACAACTATCAAGACATGGCTAGACTTGTTTCCAGAATCCACGTTTGGCCCATTGCTTTGGACTCCGCCTATTACTCACCATATCCGTTTGCCTGCAAAGGGTGAGGCTGCTGGTGTAGATTGCGAAGTTATCTTCTTGGCGCTAGACCAACCTAAAGATGTGCGTAAGTTGCTGTCATTAGAACTGACTGGTGCGTGGGTAAACGAGGCGCGTGAGCTACCAAAGGCTGTAATTGATGGGCTTACACACAGGGTAGGCCGTTATCCTACTAAACGTGATGGTGGTGCTACATGGCATGGCGTATTCATGGACACCAACCCTATGGATGACGACCATTGGTGGCATAGGGTAGCTGAGAAAGAGAAAGTAACTGGCGCATACGCTTGGAAGTTCTTTAATCAGCCCGGTGGCGTGATAGAAGTTGACCCATCTGACTTGCCTGACAACCCTGAAGCCAATGACCACATCTTTGCGTCTGGTCGCTGGTGGAAAATCAATCCTAAAGCAGAGAACTTAAATAATCTGCCTGCTGGCTACTACCCACAGATGCTTGGTGGTAAGAACTTAGACTGGATTCGTTGTTATGCAGAGGGTAAGTATACCTATGTGCAAGAAGGTCGCCCTGTGTGGCCTGAATATAACGACCAAATGATGTCTGCTACCGTAGAATACGACGATTCACAGCCAATACAGATAGGTTTGGACTTTGGTTTGACGCCTGCAGCAGTAATTGGACAGCGTTTATCTAATGGCAGATGGGTTGTGTTACATGAAATAGTCACAGAGGACATGGGGCTAGAGCGTTTTGGTCAGCAATTGCTTGCAGAATTGAACGCTAGATACCCAAAAGCACAGGTAATGATGTGGGGCGACCCTGCTGGTATGCAACGAGATGCCATTTATGAGGTCACAGCCTTTGATTATCTGCGTACACTAGGGTTAAGAGCGCAACCAACGCACTCAAATGACTTTAAAGTCCGTCGTGAAGGCGCCGCTGCACCAATGCAACGACTGATTGATGGTAAGCCGGGCTTGATTGTGGACACTTCGTGCAAGATGTTGCGTAAATCACTAGCTGGTGGGTACCATTTCAAGCGTGTTTCTGTAGGCGCAGGGCAAGAACGCTTCCGTGATGCACCAAACAAGAACGAACACTCACACGTTGGCGACGCATTTGGCTATTTAATGCTAGGTGGCGGTGAGCATAAGCGTATGACACGTA